TAAGACCACGTCGAAGTACGAGCAGAAGGACGAGGCATATAACCGAGAAAATCACCAACGCCAGCAGATACGAATTTTCGCGTATAACGGCGATGTTGGAGGAGGCAAGATAAAGGTGTAAGCTTTCCATCTAAAACGACATTTTTGTTAGATATTTCCGTAGAGTCAAAATAAATCTGCTTGGTAACATATTTGACAACATATCGAGCGCGCTTGTGCGTGCCCTTTGCGAGCCAAACAAAGCCGAGATCACGGACGGCCGACCGGATCTCGTTATATAGACAGTTGGTTCCGAAGAGGAAACCGTGAAAATGAAGGCGAGGCTCCGATCCTGTTTCCGGATGGGTGCCAAACTCCTGGAAAAAAGCATGTTTGAAGGAGTGGCCGAGGCGGTGTCGGACTCGCTCATTCCATCGCCGGATAAATCTAGAAGGATCCCGCAACGCTTCATCGTAATACTTGGGGGATATGGTTATTGTAATAAAAATAGCCTGTTGAGACTCAGCCTTGCAGCGAGCAAGCTCGCGCTCCAACCGAACAAACCAGTTATTGCGCTGACGGCGCAAGCACTCTTCACACTTACCGCATGGGACCATCAGCCACTGGCGGGCGACATCCCAAGGACGAAGAGCCAAGGCAGACTTAGCAACGTCGGAGCCATCACGACAGGGATTCTTCTTGTCGAAATAGCGGCGATTGCGTATCCATATGGGAGAAGAACAAGGCATTAGAGCAGGCTTTTAAGACAGTCAAATTTAATACAAGGATGATCAAGACGACAACGAACAAGATAATCATTCGCGGGAATCTCGTCGGCGAACCAAGCGATGACAACCCGCTTTACGCCTCTGTATGCGCCAATAGAATAGCGATAAGGAATGCTATCAATGGTGGGGGAAAACCTAGGTCGAAAATCAAAATAATCCATGATTCAAAAAAAGTTACTTTGCGCTTCGAAAGACGGTACTTTCGAGCGCGAAAACTGTTTCGTTACGCCGCTCGACGGCCTTAACGGCCGGGACGCTTCGCGTCTTCGAGCTCCATGGCTTCACTTCACGAATTGTATACCGAATGAATTCGGTAAGTTCGAGATCCAATAAAAAGTCCCAGGGGAGAGCGACTCCCCTGGGAGCCAACGGGTCAGAGAACTCGTCCACCAAGGGGGCGGACTACCACTTTAGTTCCTTTCCCTTTCTTTTTTCGTCTTGCCTTCATCGCAGTTGAGATCAAAATCAAACATAAGAACTATCGTATTATCGAAGAACTCGATGCAAAAATCGGGGAAAACGCTGCAGGCGCCAATAAGGTCGGAAACTTCCGAGTGGTCAACATAGAGCGAATCACTAATGCTCGAACTCTTCAGATAGGACGCGATAGGAGAATTCGCAATATCATCAAAAGGAATAGGGGAAAATCGGCCGTCTTCGATACGACCTACTTGGACAAGGTCAATTTTAAGAGCCGGATTAACACGGCGAACAACGACATGAATCTGTGTCATGATAATGTGATTTAAAGTTTTACTTGAAAGTCAGCACAAAAGCGCTCCCAGGCAGAAGACTCTTTGCACCAAAAGTTAGCACCTTCGGGCGTCGAAGTAAACAGGAACGCAGAGGAGATGAGGCGGCGCAGATCAAAGCTTGAATTGCGAAGGCAATATCGAATATGAGAACGCAGGCGATCGCGAAAACTCTTGCGAGGCGAGAAGCTACGCTCGTAATTCGCCTTGTAGGCGGAAAATATCTCACGACGGACAAGCCACTCGGTGAATGCGTACTCTACAACGTCGACTAACAACTCGTTAGTTCTAGTGCTTTTACCAGACTTTTTCATGATAGTATGGTTATTGGTTTACGATACAAATATACGGCAAAAAAAACGAACAGCAAAGTTCTGGAAGTCGAAAAAGTTGTTCAATTTCACCTCACGTAGCGACGGCTAGACCTTGCAGTGCCTGTGTATCTGCCATCCTTGTCATAAATTTCCCTACTTTCGACGTAATCAACAGGAGCAGGACGCTTCGTGGCGACAGTACCGGCGACAGCCATGGCGCCAACCAAGGCAGTTCTGGCCAAGCTATAACCAAAAGCATTCTTGCTAGATCGATTCTGAAACCAGCGGCCCGAAAGGTCCTGTTCACCTTCTGAAGCGGCAAGACCCATAAGCTTCTGATGAATCTGACGACCTGTCATCTTCGTTGTCTTGCCGGTAGGCTTGCCTTTTTCATCAACCTCCGGAACATCGACAGCCGCATCCCAGTTGAGGTCAAACCACTCGCGGAGATCAGCAAGATTGACCGTACGTATCTCAGATTCAACATCCAAGACATCACCAGAAGCAGCAGATTCATAAGCGGCGGCGTAATCGCGAGCAATTTGAGCGGCATAAACAGAATCGAAGTACTTGTCGTTATACTTCTTGATCTGATTCGCCTCTTCGACATGCTTCGAATACATGGCGACAAAGTCTTGAAACTTATACGTAGCCATAAGATCAGCATATTCGGCATCAGCAGTATGAATATCAGCCAAAGCGCGATTAAGGCGGATTAATTCGGAAACGTTGTTAATATTATGCTCTAAAGACTTCTTCTCCAACTCATCCATTTCCTTTCGCCAATCTACGCTATGAGTATTGCCTCTCATGAGTTCAGCCTCAGCGTTATCGCGATTAGCAGCAGCGTTGTTGCGATCAACTGAAGAGCGAGCCATCATGTTTTGCGCAATAGCAGTAGGGTCGCCAGGAGCAAAACCGCCAGGAGCAACGGGCGAACCGCCCGAAGGGCCAGAGGCGGAGGGCATAGGGGCAGAACCACCGGACATCGTGGCGTTTACGCCAACACCTGAAGAACCTAAGACAGCGGCAGGGGTTACGCCGGCCTTCAAGTAACGATCAAAAACTTTCGAGGGATCATTGTAAGCATTTTCGTAATCAAACTGTTTCTGCCAATTAGCATAGGAAAGATCAGACTGCTTCTGCATCTGCTCGAGAGCGTACTTTTGCTGAAGCGCCATCTGTTTTTGCTGAAAACGCCACTGGCGACGAGCATTCATGCCGCCAAAAAGCTGACCTAGGAAACCGTTTATGAGACCATTAGTGCCGGTAGAAGCGGCAGATTCGCCAAGAGCGCGACCAAAAGAAGTAGTAGCGGCAGCTGCGGCAATAGGGGCGGGCATACTATATGTGAGTTAAATTGTTAGAACGAATAATATAATCAACACGTACTGTATCAATATGAACACCACTGCGCTGCACCCTAGCCTGAGCGGAACATGACGACAAGAAAAAGGCGGCCAAAGCAGCAACAATGGAGGAGACAAGTGTCCAAAAAGCCTTCGACTTGTAAAAAGGTTGTTTAGTGTCAGACATAAAGATAGAATTTAAAGAACGATAGAAAAATGCGCGACCTCTTCTGCAGTCGTTACCAATAACCTTCAGAAATTCACGAACTCTTTCAGAAGGGGTTCGCGCACGTAGCATATATCATCGAGTAAAGGGTGTACTATTTTTCTTCAGAATTGGAAGGCTGTGAGGTAGACTTAGCCTTATCAAGCTGAGAATCAATGAGTTCCTGTCCAACCTCGAGACCATCGAACTTATCCATACGAGAGAAGGAATTAGGATCGAAATCGATATCGGGATTGAACTTTTCGCCCTTGTCAAAGTCAGAGGGTCCGGCCACCACGTCCGGGCGACCGGGAAGGACGTCCACGGAACCGGATCCGTCAAGAACAGATAAAATGCGCTGCCCGCGAGAGATGTAGGCAGGAGCGTCTTCAAGTAACCAATCAAGTGCCATAATATCAAGGGTTTAACGGTTAGACAAACGGGTTGCAAAGGTTTTGTTAATAAGATTCTTCTTCTGTACCGCGTAGGACATATTTATAAAGAAGTTATCCTCTACTTTGGAGAAAAAAGGAGAGTTGACCTGCGACATATCGGTAAAAAGTATCGGGTAATAATGAGATTGGGGCAGGTGGCCGGAACCATCAGAGAGTTTGGCGGAGCGCTGTTGCACCCAATAAGAATAAAGGGGAACATAAACCGAGCCGTTAACCTCCGGCAAAG